TGGTTAGTATGACCCAGGAATGGGATTATCGCGATAAAGTAGTACTCAAAACAAATAAGAGAAACGTTATTATTGGTCTAGCAGACGAGTTTATGACTGATAATGTTCCTCAAGAATGGAAAGATAACGCTACTACATTTAAGGCATATTTACTACCAACCCAAGAGTGTAGTAGTGTCCATTCATTTCCACTCGGTTATAATAAGAAGCATAAAAAACTTATTAACCGACCTATAAAATATAGACCAATTGATGTATTCTTTGCAGGTCACATGGCGTCAGTAAATAGACAACAATATATGCATCCTGTAATTAATTTTTTTCAGAATATGTCGTCTAGTAACAGACCTAAACTAGATTTTAATATATCAAAAGGCTTTAATATGGGGTTAGATGCTGACGCTTATTCTGAAAAACTCCATGACGCTAAAGTTGTAGTATGTCCGGCTGGTAATGTAAGTATGGAAACATTTAGACATTATGAAGCTATGAGAAGTGGTGCTGTGGTAGTATCACCGAAACTGCCAAACACAAAAATTTATAACAAGGCTGCTATCTGTCAAGTAGATGACTGGGACGGAAATGTTGGTAATACTATTATGGATTTGCTATCTGATCTAGATATGTTACAATTGGTACAGGATAGGCAGCAACAAACTTATAATAATAGGTTTACAGCAAAATCAGTCGCTAAATATATTAATGAACTTCTTCCAGTTACAAAATAAACTTTTCTACTCTAATAAGAGTAAGCAGCCTGAGCCCTTGGACTCAGAAGGCGAACAAGCATTTGTACCGTTTTTGTTTAATCGCTGGCTTACTATGTATAGTAAAGATACTGTTGGTTTTGTTAATGAAACTCTTAACAAATATTGTGGTATCTTTGATACAGATAAACAAAAGACATATAAAATGTATTATAATCTAATACCACGATTAAAATTTAAACGTATTAGCTACATTAAGAAGGTTAAAAAAGATAAAGAGAAGCAAGACGAGACTGATCAACTTAAGATGATTGCTAAGAATAAAAATATGTCTGTTCGTGAGCTAGAGATATATAAGAACATGCTTGATTAATTTTTAACCTATAGTAAATATAGATATGGCACAAAGAAGTATTGACACTCTTGCACCTCAAAAGCATCTTATTGATCTCTCACCTAATAGTCAAGGTGATGTAGGTCTCTCAGATGAGTTTGAACTTACAATGATTTTTGATGATATCCTATTAGTTGAATATGTTGATGATAATGACACAGGTGAAATTAAACGTAATGGTATTTTCGTACCTACTAACGCATTAACAAAAGCTTGGCGTAAAGCTAAAGTTATTCTTGCTGGACCGAAAGCAGAATATACAAAGCCAGGAGATATTGTTATCTTTCCTAACAATCTTGGCGTTACTGTTGCTAATATTGATGTGAATGGCTCTACAATAAAGAGAGGTATTTTTCTAAATGAAGATAGATTATTCGGTATTTGCAAAGTAAAGGATGATAATTCAAAGAGTAGCTCTTGATTCACTACTACTTAAAAATGTATGTGAAATAAGATTTGTACGGCGCCGACCTCAAGCAGGTGATGGTCCTACAAGGCGGATGCTATGTACTAAATCTTACGAGCTTTTAAACTCTGTTAACGGGCGGGTTACTTTAAACTACGCTCCGCCTAGCGGACCAAAAAAGATTAACGAAGCAGCAGAAAATGTTTTAGTAGTATGGGATATTTTGATGCAAGATTATAGAACTATTAATATGAACTCTTGCGATTTAATTCAACAAATTCCAGATAAAGATTTTTGGGAATATTTTAATGAGAACATTTACCCAATGTCACCTGAGCAAAAATTTAACTTTATGAATTCATGAATGTATCCCTTGAAAATTTCTCCAATCATATAAAGCCATACCTTTTACAAGACGTTGCCATATGCACTGATCGTAAAATTATTAGAAAAGGTAAGCTAAGAATCTTTCAAATAAAACAACATTATGCTAGATTAACTTTAGAGGATGAAGTAAGGACACGTATGTATGAAATTCCGTATCCGTTTGAAATAACTAAACGAGGATCGAAAACTATTCTTTGCTACAAACTTAGTAAATTACTTAATTTTGGAGATTTAGATTTGCAGGTTAAGTTTTTAGATTCATCAAAGAAGTCTAAAATATACAATGAAAATTTGTATATAATGCCACTACATGAAGTTGATTTATAGGGTTGATAGACTATAATGATATAGGTGATTAATAACTTATTGCAACAGTTTCCGAAAGGATACGATCCAAATTCGTCGCAAGTTAAACTCCTTAAGAGTATTGATGAGGCTTTTGAAACAGGTAGCAAATTTGTAGTATGTAACGCGCCTACAGGAAGTGGTAAAAGCTTTATATCAAAAACATTGGGTAATGTTGCTGACGAAAGTCCTGATGAGTTTCGTCAGTTAGTTACTTCATATGCTGCTTATAAGCGCACGCAGGGTGGTTATACATACCAAGATGAGTGTGATGAAATGTCATCGTTTGGCTGCACTGCGTTGACTATTACAAAAGCATTACAAGATCAGTATAAAGAGTTATTTAAAGATACTGCAATTGTTAAAGGCAAGTCAAATTATCAATGTGCAATAGATGAGCGTTATCCTGTTGACGTAGCACCATGCCTACATTCTGCTAATTTAAAAGCGGATTGCTGGGCTAAAAATAAGTGTACATATTATGAAGCAAGAAATAAAGCTTTAGTATCACAGTTTAATACTTTAAACTATAATATGTTTTTCGCTCTACCTAATCATCTTAAGAAGAGACAGTTTTTAATTTGTGATGAAGCGTCAGAGTTAGAGGATCAGTTAGTTAAAGAATTTACTTGTAAAATTGACTACAAGTTTCTTGCAAGAATGGATGTTGATATTAGACCATTAACTAAACGAATGCCGGCGGTTAAATGGTTAACGGAGCTGCAAATCGATCTTACCGATAAAATAGAAGAGATTAAAGATATTCTTGCTGTCAAGAAAACAAATAATAAAAAGGCTATTCTAGATCTTACTACTAATATGCAACGTATAATGAACTTGCAAAGTAAAGTCGGGTTAGTTACCGATTCGTGGCAAGAGTCTGAGTACGTTTATGAAAAGGATGCTACAGGAATTACATTTATGCCGCTTAAGGTTAATAAGTTAGCATATAGATTATTTGATTATGCTGATAAGGTAATCCTAATGTCAGCTACAATTATTGATCCAGATAATTTTTGTAAGTCTTTAGGAATTGAAGACTATAAATATGTCGAAGCTGAATCGACGTTTGACCCTAAAAAGGCTCCTATTGTTTGTAATCCAAAGTATAAGTTAAACTATCATACAATGGATAAGTACCTCCCTCGTATTATTAAACAGGTAGCAGAAATATGTAATCATCATGTAAACGATAAAGGTATTATTCACTCTCAAAATAATAATATTACAGCTAAATTAGGTACTATGTTATATGGAGATAGATTTTTATATCGCGAGCCTGGTATTAAGAATGAAGATATTCTAGATAAGCATATGGCTAGTGTAGATCCAACTGTGCTTGTATCACCGTCTATGTCGTATGGCGTTGACTTAAAAGGAGATCTAGCGAAGTTTCAAATAATTATTAAAGCTCCTTTTTTACCTACTAAGGATGTTAGAATTGAACGAATGATGAAAAATGATTTTGATTGGTATCAAAATAAAATGTTATGCTCGTTGATTCAATCATGCGGAAGAGGTGTTAGATCTAAAAAGGATACATGCATTACATATATACTGGATGGTACTATTGTGGATAGTATTTTACGGTCTAAACATAAGTTACCAAAATACTTCCTCGAAAGATTCGTTTAAGCATTAAATATATACAATGGTTAATTACACCTACAACTTTGAAGTTAAGGACCTCTTAACGCAGTTTGTAGCAGCTTTTGATGACACAGTTATTAAGCGCTATGACAAAAATAATAATGCGCGGCAGGAAATCGGTGTTAGATATGTGTTCGCTCCTAAGCAGCGAATAATGCATGATATAGTTAACAAAGCTAAGAATATAGAGCTTCCAGTTGTTGCTATTAATTTAGCTAGCGTATCATATGATACAGAAAGAGTGTTTAATAAGCTTGATAATTTTGAAAATTATGCTAATGCTAATTCTGCTTCAGCTATTAGAACACCTACACCAGTAAACTTGACTGTTAACATGTCTATACTTTGCAGATATATGCAAGATATGGATCAAATTATTTCCAACTTCGTACCATACACAGACCCGTATATAATTTTAACATGGAAAGAGCCGGTATCAGATAATGTTAATAATTCTATAGAAATTAGATCTGAAGTTTTATGGGATAAAACTATTAATTTAAATACTCCTACCGAAACAACATATAGTGATAAATTTAGAATTATTGCAGACACATCATTTACTATTAAGGGTTGGTTGTTTAGATCGAAAAATGAAAGATCTTCTCCAATCTACTTTATTGAAAATAATTTTATAAATGTAAGGCCAGACTTTAACTTTAATCAAGGTCTATCATCTCTAGAGTATGAGTCGTTCTATGATTCATTAACATCAGTTGCAGATATAGAAACAATTTCATTATCAGGTATACCTGATATTACAAATGTTTACTTTAATACATCCGGTTCTTTATTACCAATTGATAATCCTATCACAATTAAACGGAATTTATCATCTGGAGGAAGAAGTTATACTTTTTATGGTGATAACTATGATAGAACAGAGTTTATAATGCTCAGTTCAAACAGCGCTATTACAACAGGTTTCACTGCAGTAAATACAACTTATACAGGTGAAGTGAGCGGCTACATTCTACCAAATAGTCAGTGGAATGTACTTAATAATCAAATCCTTAACATCATGATGCCAGCTCTTACTGCTTCTGGTAAATTTGATGTTATTGTCAAAAACCAAGCGGGGTGGAAGACTTCAGCAGAAATAGATGGCTTCCACTTCACCGCAGAATAAATAACTAAAGATGGCTGATACTTCTCCAACAAATGACGGTAGAGCTGCTACGTTTGGCAGAAATCTAGTGAGTTATATCTCAAATAGATTACCGTACGCTAGTCAACAAGATGATGAACTTAATACGAAGTATAAGTACTTTGCAAAGCATGGTACGCAGAGAGCTGAAGCGTTAGCGAAAGCATCTGTTACATCTTCAAATCCATACAATAATATACCTATAGGTGATTTTGGTAAAGATGGTTCTTTCCAGGATGTAATGTATGCATCTTTAGATACTAATAAGAGCGGTCGACTACGAGACTATCGTATTATGGCAGCTTATTCTGAAGTATCAGATGCTTTAGATGAAATTTGTGATGAATGTGTTAATGTTGACGAAAATGGTCGCGCAGCTAAAGTTCATTATGAAAATATTGATCTTTCTGTAGATGATAAAAAGGGGTTAGATGAAGAGTTTGATAAATATATTGATTTTTTCGAACTTAGATCAAAAGGTTGGCAGTATTTCCGACAGCTTTTAGTTGAAGGTGAAGTCTTTTTTGAACTTATTTTACATGAAAATTATACACGAGAAGGTGTATTAGGGTTAATGAATATTCCTGCGGAAATTGTCGATCCTGTTTATAACAATATTCAAAATATGCTTGTTAAAGGGTATATTTACAAAAAGCCAATTTTTAGTACCACTCAACCAGATAAAATTGAAAAGACTGAAATGATTCCAATGGAGCAAAATCAGTTAATTTATGCAAATTCAGGCGTGTATAACGATACAAAAGATTTTGTAGTACCGTTTTTAGAGAATGCGCGTCGACCATATCGTCAGCTATCCTTAATTGAAGATGCAATCGTCATTTACCGACTAGTGAGAGCTCCAGAGCGTCTAGTATTTAACGTTGATGTTGGTAACATGGCTCCTCCTAAAGCAGAAGCTTATTTACGCAAGCTTATTCAGAATTACTGGTCTAAAAAGACGTTCGATAACGATCAAAGCAGTGTAGTTAATAAGTTCAACCCACAATCTATGCTTGATGCATTCTGGTTTGCTAAGCGTCAAGGTTCTGAGGGTACTTCTGTTACTCAGCTTCCTGGTGGTGCTAACCTTGGTGAGTTATCAGATTTAATGTACTTTATTAAGAAGCTTTACCGTTCTCTTAAAGTGCCTGCAACGCGTATTGATCCGGAAGATCGTACAGTTGATCCATCAAGTATTTTACGCGAAGAACTTAAGTTTGCAAAGTTTATTATTCGTCAGCAGCAACGATTTGCAACTGCTATTAAAAGAGGTTTTATTACACATCTTAAATTACGAGGTTTATGGGAAGAGTTAGAGTTGTGTGAAACTAATCTGGAGATTATTTTCAATCCCCCAACTAACTATTTTGAAATGCGTGAAGCTCAAAAGCTTGAGCTTAAAGCTGCTAACTTTAATACACTTGCAAGTAACGAATTTATATCTGTTACTTATGCTCAGAAAAAATATCTTGGTTGGAAGGATCGCGATATTCTTGCTAACAGAGAGTTCCTTCGTAAAGATGCAGAAATGCAATGGGAGTTATCTCAGATTCAAGCTGCGGGTCCAATGTGGAAAGAGCAGCTAGCTGCCACTGCTGGAGCTGAAGCAGAAATTGGCGGTGAAGGTGGTGGTGTTGCTGGTGGTGGTGGTGATGCAGGCGGTATTCCTGAGTTTGGTGGCGGTGGCGCAGCAGATACAGGAGAAGCTGATGCAGGTGCAGAAGAGCTTGATGCCGCAGTTGAGCCAGGCCCAGATGCAGGGGCTGATATCTAAGCATAAAAAAAGCCGCTCCTAGGAGCGGCCTTGTTTAGTTAATATTTATTATAGGCTATCGTCCCAAACCAATATAAGGTTAGAGCCACGATTTTCTAAAATTTGTGTGAGTACAGCACCACTTGTAGGTACTACAGTAGTATTGATAAAATTTGCGAGGTAAGCTTCAGTGTAACGACCATCTGGTTGCCCACTTGTTGCTGGAACTATAGTTACTTGATAAGCCATATCAATATTTAATACTTTGTATCTTATATACCATAACTTTTAGGTACCTTTTTTGAGATAGTAGATTAAATAATTGTATGGCATCTGCATGTGAAATAACACCTCTTTCAGCTTTCTTGTCAACTAATCTTAATAATAAAATTGAAACGTTTACTAGATTAGGTGATAGAATTAAAAGAGCTTTAGGCTACCCTGTCGTATCTCTGGAGATACATTCTGACCAGCTTAATGAAAATATTCAGATTGCAATTGAATATTATACTCGTTTCGCTGGCTATACCCGAGAGTATATGATTTTTGATTCTAACTTATATGAACCTAATAAAGGTATACGATTAGATCTCCTCTATACCCTTGCGAATACTGACTTAGATACAACTGCTAAAAAAATTGCAGGTACCAATCCACTAGGACCAAGTTCAGAGTTTTATGGTGAGACTCCGGATATTGTTTATACTGCTGAATCAGATGTATTATCATCTGTGTTTGCGAGTTCATCTGCCTTATCGGCAGACTTTACAGATGGTGTTAATGAGGGAGAATTATTTGATCACACACTTGTTAATACATTAACAACCTTTGACGAATCTCTATCTGGTACGTTTGTTGCCAATCAAAGGCGTACATTATCACGTGGAGGGTCTACTAGTAGTATGACAACGTATCAAAATGTATATGATTATGATATAATGGATTACAGAAAGGTTATAGCTGTTACTGACTTTGAAGAAGGTTCAAATACTGGTATTAATACATTATTTACGTTAGAGCAGACTATGGCACAACAAACATACTTCTCATATGCTATGGGTAATTATGGATTTGATTTGGTATCTTGGTATACTCTTAAAGAGTTTATTGATACTCGTGAAAAAATGCTAGCACTTAAACGTGATCTCGTATTCGATGAGCGTTCTCAATATCTGAAAATTTATCCGCAACCAAAGCATGAGCGCTTTTACGGTGTAGTTTCTACTTACTTAGAACGGTCGATTCGCGATGTAATCAAAGAGCAGTGGGTATATGAGTATGCATTAGCTTTATCAATGATTACTATCGGACGTGTGAGAGGTAAATTTGGCCAGGTTAGTTTACTAGGTGGCGGTGCTCTTAATTATGACTTATTGCAAGAAGGTCAACAACGTAAAGCTGAGCTTGAAGAAGAGCTTATGACCGGAGCAACATCTGGATTTGGTAGTAACGATCCTGTTGGATTTATTGTTGGTTGATGAATAAGAATAAAAAATATCGTCAAGGATTATTTGTACCTAATAATAAAGATAAATTTATTGGGGAACGAGCAGTATATAGATCTGGTTTAGAGTTAAAATTTTTTAGATTTTGCGATAATAATCCTAAAGTGCTAAGGTGGGGCTCTGAAAATATTAAGATACCATACTATAACCCTCTAACTAAAAGAACGCATAGATATCATATAGATAATTATGTTGTTATTAAGGAGGGTGACAAAATTACAAAATATTGTGTTGAGATTAAACCATATAAGCAAACAAAACCACCCACTACAAAATATAGGAAACGAGAGCACCTATTGTACGAGCAAAAACAATATGTAACTAACCAAGCTAAGTGGGCAGCTGCAAGAAAATATTGTGATGGTCGCAACTATAAATTTTTAATTTTAACAGAAAATGAGATTTCATAAGCTTTTGACATAAATATACGTATGTCAGTTAAACTAAATCTTGTTTGTGAAAATCCAGATATCGTAGATCAGTTCGAGGTCTTCGAAGAGCAGACTAACAAGGACAGTGCAAAATCTCTTTTTATCAAAGGGCCTTATATGATGGCAGAAGGAGTAAATCGCAATAAGCGGTTTTACCCTCGCAATGAGCTTGAACGTGAAGTTGCTTCATATAATGAAAATTTTGTAAAGCCTGGTCGCGCTATGGGTGAGCTAAATCACCCCTCATCTGCAGATGTTGATCTTGAAAGAGCATGTCACATGGTGACAGAACTTACACAAGATGGTAACGTTTTTTATGGTAAGTCGAAAGTACTTACAACTCCCTGCGGACAAATTGTTCGTTCATTAGTTAATGATGGTGTTAAGGTGGGTATGAGCTCTCGCGCACTTGGTACGTTAGAGGAGAGTAGCGATTATAATACAGTTCGTAATATGAAGCTAGTTGCTATAGATTGCGTTGCTGATCCGTCATACCCGAAAGCTTTTGTTAATGGTATCTTAGAATCTAAGCAGTGGGTACTTGCTGAAGATGGTAAGTATGAAGAAATTTATGATAAATTTGAAAAGAGTATTGCTAAGCTTCCAAAGAGAGAAGTTGAGAAATATCTTCTTGAGCGCATTATGACCTTTATTAATAAGATTTGATTAACATTTTAACCTGAATAAATAACAATATGTCTAAAGAAACTAAAGAAACATCTACGAAAGACAAAATAATTAAGTTTATTGATGCTATTTCTGGCGAAAACTACGCAGTCGCTAATAAATATTTACAGTCAGCTGTTCAAGACAAGATCGAATCACGAATTCGTCAAGCAGCAGAAAAACCACTCTTTTAATTATGAATAAAGAATTACTACCAACAGAACTACAAGAGGTCCTTACTGAAGAATCAGTAGAGACAATCGAGACTGCACTTAAGGAGAAAGTTGAGCTTTCTGTTGAAGCTGCACTGGCGGGCCAAGATGAACTTTATGCAGAAAAACTTGAAGCTCTTATCAATCAAATTGATAAAGATCATACAGTTAAGATGCAACAGATTGTCGAAGCTGTAGATAAGAACAATGCCTCAAAGCTAGGCAACGTTATTAAAAAATATGAAACAGAACTTAATGAAAGTGCTTCTACATTTAAAGAGTCGCTTGTTGAGTCTATTTCCAATTATATTGAAGAATACATTGACGAAGCAGTTCCAATGACTTCAATTGAAGAAGCAACTCGTAATAACACGGCTCTGACCGTCCTTAACAATCTTCGATCAACTCTTGCAGTTGACTCTTCGCTTATGGCTGAGTCAGTTAAATCCGCAATCGTTGACGGTAAGAATGAAATGGACGAGCTTAAAGCTGAAATTGCTGAACTTAAGAAAACTAACGAAACCCTTAATGAGAATTATAATCAGGCTAAGTCTGCTGCATTCCTTGAGAATCGTTGTGCTAAGTTTAGTGGTAAGAAGTCTGCTTATCTTAAGAAAGTTTTATCAGATAAGTCTCCAAGATTTATCGAAGAGAATTTCGAATACACTGCACGTCTCTTTGACCGTAAGGAAAAAGAGCAACTTGAAGTTATTCGTGAGGAAGCAATCAGCAATCGCACTGTGAAGGCTGATGCTCCAAAAACAGTTGTTGAGGAGAAAGCTAAACCATCAGTACCAGCAAACCCTTATCTTGAAGGGTTGGACTTGATGAAGTAATTTAGTTTGATTCATAAACATTGAGGCATTCGGTGCCTGAGTCACTTGGGGTTACCCATTATAAACAAAAATATATTAAATTAAAATTATGAATAAACCACAATCATTTATTG